ATGGTAGCTGATCCTGTTCTTGCAACCGTAGCTAACGGCGCTGGTGTTGGAATCATGCTACCAAAAGGCCCTGAAATTCTAGCATATACTAACGGCTCACCTACTAATACTGTAGGCGCAACTACATGGGATGCTGACCCCGCTACATGGGTTGCATGGACAGACTGGGCACACCCACTTAAACAAACAAATGAGGGCTTAGTTCGTAGAGCACGATTTACTGGTGTGGCTATGTTGTACGCCTTTGGTGTTGGTCCTGATGCGTCTACAAATAGGTATGTTCCAAAATTCAATAGAGCGTATTGGGATCCAGATGGTTCAAGAGTACAGCTTTGGTACGAAGACGGAGCAGGGGACACACCACGTCTCTCCACAACAAGACTAGAGAGGGCAGAGGCAGCTATCCCATCTACAGCGCTGGACGGTGGCTCAATGACTCATAGGACAGAAGTAGCTGGTTTCTACCGAAATGGTGTTCCATGTACTAACGTAACCATTCAGCCCGGTTTCTCTACAGTAGGTAACACTGATGTAGTAGAGATTTCAGCGGATGGAGACACATTCACCTATGAAGACGTAGTCACGTATCTTCCCGGTGGTGCATCAGCCGTAGTAGTCCATCCTTGGGATGAGTATGATGAGATTTGGAAGAATATTCCAATTGCAGTTAATGGGTTTACTGGTGTTGAAGGTATTCCAATCGAGCCAATGCCATTAGCAACAGACATCGAAACTACACTAACCCAACCTGATTATTTTGTTGTAACAAACGCATCTGGTCCGAACTTCACAAGACCGGGTACATTTGGGGCTGGACATAGCGCTATTACTGCAAGAGCTAGACTACGCTGGACAAATAACACTGGTGGTATGCTTATTTACAGGCATTCTGGTGGGTCTGCAACAGAATTAACTAGACAGGTTGGTGGTGGTGAAGCTGGTAAATTAAGGCTAAAAGTAGGTGATGGCACAGGCTCTGTACTAAGTATTACTAGTGTATCAAGTGCTCTAACAAACGGCGCCACTTACGATATAGTCCTGTCTATCAACTTAGCAGCCACAAGTAATAACGGCCTAGCTGCACAGACTACAAAAGTATGGCTGGATGACACACTACTAGGTACCTACTCTTTGAGTGCTGGAACTGGGACTTTCCTTTCATCACGGTCTTGTGGCTTCTTTGATGTTACAGGTGAGTGTAACGCCGAAGTTGAGGAACTAGAGTGGTGGGTCGACACATGTACAAATGATGGGGACACTACTGCCTTAAGCTCACCAACAAAAGGTATCTACGGAGATAGTGGCAATACCATTCTAGAAGTTGGTGCTGGGTCAGCTTGGCAGGTTTAACAAAAAAGACTAGACAGGGAAACTTATCTAGTCTATTTTATATAGAGGGAAAATGTTAGACGATAAATACGAAAAATTTCTTAGCGTTCTTTTTGAAGGTGCAAACGGAGACGCTGAAAGAGCCAAAGTAATGGCAGGGTTTGACAAGGAAGAGCCTCTAGGGCCGATCCTTAAAACTCTTGAGAAAAGAATTCCAGAACTGACTAAGACTTTCCTTTCAACTAAAGGACAGATTGCAGCAGTTTGGGCACTAGTTCATGCACTTAAAAGCCATACTGATCTAGGGACTAAAGAGAAGCTGGCAGCAGCTAAAGAATTTCTGGACAGAACTGGTCTAACCAAGACTGAAAAGATTGAAGTAGAATCAAAGTCTCCACTATTTATTCTTCCAGCCAAAAGGGATGAAGACGAGGATGCGGACTACTAAAGACTGGAAACTACCCAAACCACCTGACGTAAACTACCCTGATTGGCAACCAGTAGTAAGACTTAGCAAAGACGTACCTTGGGGTTACGAAAGAGACTCTAACGATCCTTTGATCTTGCTGCCGATACCAAGAGAACTAAACCAACTTGAAAGAGGCAAAGCATTCCTAGGGCAGTTTAGTCTAAAAGAAGTATCAGAGTGGCTATCTACTCAAACAGGTAGGTATATCTCAGCCAGAGGATTAAAAGCAAGGATTGATCTTGAGGAAAAAAATAGAAGACGTGGACGTACCTACTCTCTCTACGCTAAAAAAGCTGCCGAGGCGGCGCGTCGTGCGAAAGAACTCGAAATGCGACTCGGTGGAGAAAGAGCAAAAGGCTACGTCCATTATTGTCCCTGCTGCGGTAAAGCCGAGTAAGATTGCAATACCTGAGAACTTAGATGTAGTGTTCAAGCCCAACGATGGGCCTCAAACTGAGTTTCTTAGTTCGTCAGAGATGCAAACCCTCTTTGGAGGTGCTGCTGGCGGTGGTAAATCAGTTGCAATGGTAGCTGATCCTATGAGAGATTTTGATAATCCTGAATTCAGAGGGCTTCTTCTTCGTAGGACTATGCCAGAGCTTAGAGAGCTTATTTCTATTTCTAATAAGTACTACCCCAAGCTTTCTAAAGGAGAAGCTAAATGGACTGAAAGAGACTCTACTTGGAGATTCCCATCTGGAGCCACCCTTTGGATGAGTTACCTAGAGGCTGAGAAAGATATTGACAAATACTATGGGCAAGCGTATTCTTGGATCGGATTTGACGAGTTAACACACTGGGAAAGTCCAATCTACTGGGATATGCTTGCTTCTCGTCTACGAACAAGTAAGAATAGTTCATTAAAACTCTCAATGAGAGCATCGACTAACCCCGGAGGCCGTGGCAACCATTGGGTCAAAAAGATGTTCATTGATCCAGCCCCTTGGGGTAAATCTTTTTGGGCTAGAGACATTGAGACTAATGAAGTACTAAAGTGGCCTGAAAATCATTCTGATCCTAACCGAGCAGGCAAACCACTATTCAAACGTAAGTTTGTTCCATCAAAGCTCTCAGACAACCCATACCTTTTTGAAGATGGACGGTACGAAGCAAACCTTCTCTCTCTACCAGAACACAAAAGAAAACAACTTCTTGAAGGTAACTGGGACGTAGCTGAGGGCGCTGCATTTCCTGAGTGGAATAGACGAGTACACGTTGTTGAACCATTCCATATCCCTAACACTTGGACTAAGTTTAGAGCGTGTGATTATGGCTACAGTAGTTGGTCATCTGTTCTATGGTTTGCTGTCGTTCCTTACACAGAACAGCTTGTAGTTTACCGAGAACTCTACGTTAAAGGGATGGTTGCTGCTGATCTTTCAAGACTAGTAAAGGAAAGAGAGCAAGGTGACCGAATTGTCTATGGTATCCTCGATTCTTCTCTATGGCACAAAAGAGGTGATACTGGTCCTTCTCTAGCAGAACAAATGATCAGAGCAGGAACACAGTGGAGACCATCTGACAGAAGTAAAGGTAGCCGAATAGCTGGTAAGAACGAAATTCACAGAAGGCTACAGCTAGACGAGAACAATGAACCCGGCTTAATCATATTTAATTCTTGTTTGAACCTGATAACTCACATTCCTTCTCTACCTCTGGACAAGAATAACACGGAAGACGTAGACACAAATTACGTACATGACCACTCATACGACACACTAAGGTATGGTATCATGTCAAGACCAAAGCCAACAGCGTTTGCATTTGAATTTGGCAGCTATCAAAATAGCTCAGAATACAAACCTTTTGACTCTACTTTTGGCTATTAGGAGTAAATATTGACTAATCAAGATGACGTAGAAGCTGATTCCCAAGACCCAACAGCAGTTGCTCTAAAGGACAGAACTTCTAATTTCGAAGACCCTGCGGCTGGTTCTGTAGTGATGTATATCACTGAGAAGATGAAGCTTGCAGAAGATGCTCGACAAGAAGATGAACAACGTTGGCTTACTGCGTATAAAAACTATATGGGTGAGTACACAGGATCAGAGTTTACTGAGACAGAGAAGTCTGAAATCTTTGTAAAAGTAACCAAGACAAAAGTAATCGCTGCCTATGGGCAAATTATTGACGTTCTATTCGGCACTGATAAATTCCCAATTGGTGTAAGTCCTACTCCTATTCCAGAAGGTATCAAGGAATCAGTTCACTACGACATGCAACCTGCCCCTCAGGCACCAGCTAGTGGTGGACTACAGCCCGGTGATACCCTAGCCAA